CCAAGATTTGCCACAGTTGGCGTCTTGGGAATAACTGACATATTAGCCAGAATAATCAATGACTCTGTGTTTTTGTCAGCAACAGTCAAACTAACCGCACGATCATCTACTTTATTCACTGACATTTCTACTTCTTCATCCAAGATACTCAACATCTTCTTGAATTGAGCAGTATCATGAATACCATACTCACCTTTTTCCAAAGCAATGCCATTGAATGATACATTGCCTGCCAATGTTTTGTCTTCTGTAACAATATTGGTTTTGATGTTCTTACCGTCCGCTTCCAGCTTTACGCGCTCAACTGTGCCGTTAAGATTATAAAGTTCGATGAACTTGATTAGATTTGATTTATTCATTGTAGGTTATTATATTGTCTGGTTATTTGGTATTTGTCAATAGTATTAGAAACTAAAAAACTGTTCAATCGTTGCATTATTTTCACTATACATGTCCCATCTCATGGCAGTGTAAAAATCTGTTAGTTTGCCTTCAAGTTCAGCATCCCAAATCTTGGTTCGATGAATGTATTTATGAATAAAATCCATAATAACTTTGGGATCTTTGCCATCGTCCTTGAATGCTATACCACTCAAACCAAATGGATTTTCTTTGAGATATACCCACTTTATTTTACCACCATGTAAAATAGGTTCTGTATCATTTAGTTCATATTTATTTAGCATATCATTATATGCCAATGCTGCTTTACATTGAGCAGTTGATCCGCCTTCAAAGTTAAATGGTTGGCGATCTTTTGGATCAAAGTTTATTTTGGCTTCTGTGTTGGATATAAACTTGACCGATGTGTTCTTGGCAATGTCTTCCAGTTCAAAATCTTTCATTGTATCTTTGAAAGTTACAATCTTGGCATTGACTATTTTGTTTGGAGTACCTTGAAGAATGTCTGTCAAAATACCTTTCATGAAATCACGAAACTTCTTGGGATATGATGAACGCACAACATCCAGTCCTTTGATTTCAATTTCATCCACATCTTTGCTTTCTTCCATGTTGTATACCTTGCGCATAGCATAACGCTTTTTTACAACCCAAAACGCAGATTGTGCTACAACATCGGCTGCGATTTTGATGCGATTGTCGGTGCTGTTGAACATACGCACCATCATAACTTTGTAGAAATCGTTAAGTTCATCTGACACGGTTCCAATCGTCTTGATTGCAAATGGTTTTACATCTTCAATCTTTTCATGATCGGCCAAGGACTTTATGTCCAAATACAATGAGTCGGTGTCGATGTAAATAACATAATCTTTATCTTTGGTGCCGCAACGCTTGTTGAACTTATTATTCACATACTTGGCACTGGTCTTGATGATTTCTTGACCAGTCAATGTCACCGCAGCAGCATTATCCAAGTCGTAAAAACGAAATATACTCAAACCCAACACACCATACAACGAGTTGAGCAAAATCTTTTGTACATGTTGACGACGCTTCCAGAACACATATTGTTCTTTATCTTTGCGCGTACTGGCATCTTTCATCTTGGTTTTATATTCTACACGCTCGGCAAACCATGTTTTGAGAATGTCTGGAATACAACCAAGTTTACTTTGGTCATATACAATACCATTGGCACTAACTGACAAATTATTATCTACAATGATTTTACCAAAATCTTCATAGGTATAAACTTCATTATCAAATGCGATTTTATCACCGGATTTTTTGACCAACTTTTCACTGTCCCAATCTTTGATTATGCCCACTTTAGTTTCTGGACTGATGTTGAGACTCATGATCACAGATGGATACAGAGAGTTGATGTCGGCAGAACATACCCAATCATAACGGCCAGGCACAGGATCTTTTACATACGCACCCTCAAACCCAACATCGTCAGCTAAATCATCATCCCTATCCACAACGTCCAATTTCAATTTTTTGTTGGGAGCAATCAACTTCTTGCGACGAAGATATGTGAGCAAAGCACCTTCAAGAAACTTGGAAGACATACCAAACTCTTCATAACCCACATGACAAACATGACATATGCTCATTGCCAACTCAATAAATTGAAGTTGGTCATTCATCTTCTTTACCAGAATAATATCATGAAGATTATATTCTATGAACTTCTTTATATCACTCTTCATAAGGTCGTTCAATGAACCTTCATATTCAATCTTACCAATTTTTAGTTCTTCTTTAGCAACTGTATCTAGTCGATAGTTGGTTAAATTCTTGCCGCTATATTTCTTATATAATACAAGATAATCCAGTGCATTAACACCAGCAATGGTCATCTTGTTTTTATATTTATTGAAATAACAAATATTGATTGGACTCAAAGCATTTGCTACTTCTTCACCCAATACTCTAACCAAACGAGCATGCAGATATGGAAAGTCAAATCCGTCAATGTTCCAACCACTTACAATAGTTGGCTTGACTTCATCCCACTTTTTTAGAAATGCAACAAGCAAATCTTCTTCATTTAGATATGGCAAAATGATAGTATTGTCTTTATTTTCATTTTGTACCACACCATCTTTGTCTAATATAAAACAATAATATGTGTCTTTAACTTCATCAAGTAAAGCAATAGCAGTTACTTCTTTGATTGGGTCTTCAATGTTTGGATAGCCGCCAACTGAATCAACTTCGATGTCAATATATGCTCTGCGATGATTTATACTAACTTCATCACTATCAGCATATGCATCAATAAGAACTCTAGTATCTACAGGTATATCAGAAGAAAATAAAGTAGGATCGCGAAAATTAAATTTTGTAATTCTTTCAAGACTATCACCGAAAATTGATTTATACTTTCCATTCTTAGATTTTCTATAAGCATATGGTTCATCTTTGAACGATACATACCCATTCAAATCGTCCCATAAATGGATGGTAGAAGTTTTTCTGTCGCAGTAAATGGATTGATACATTGCAAATTATATTGCCAGAACCAACAAAGATTGTCAACAATCAAATCGTAACAACACTATCAAAACCCTCCGACTTGGTTGGACCAAACAACTTGCTGGCTTGTTTGTCAATAACCCATTCTGGTACTTTACGAGCACGTTTGTTGTTCTGTGATTTACAATCACTTACAGGAGTATCAATAAAATATGCTCTTATTTCGGCATTGTTTGCTTTGCCAATATCAATCCAATCTTTGCGTTCTTTGATATTAAGACTTGTGGCATCAATAATAGTATTCTTACCTTGTGATAAATAATCATTTACACGCTTTCTTGCAATCTCAAATACTCGTCCATTTTGACTTTGATCTTCGGCGTTTCCAGTCAGTTCCACGCGAACTGCATCAGTTTCCACCAACTCTGCTTTGAGTGATGTTTTCAAGCCATTAGCATATGTGCTCTTACCCGAGCCACTTATACCAACCATGACTGCTAAAATAGGTTTCATCTATTTATATTATGTGATTGTTTTTATTTTTGTCGAGGATATTTCTGGGGTTCTCTTTAAGTATATCACTCTACATTCCAAGTGGTCAAACTTGCCAACCCAATCGTCCCCCATAATCAAAACGTGGACATCATATTTTTTTATGTCTGACATTTTTTGGTTCCAAGAAGTTTCCGGTATTATCTGGTCTACTATTTTTAAAGATTCCAACCATTTTTTTCTATGATTGTATGAAAATTTACTTTGCTTGTTCTTTTCCGAGTTAAAGCTGTCCGTTGAAAGTCCAACAATCAACTTATTACCAAAACTTTTTGCTCGGTGCAATAGTTCAATGTGGCCGTAATGAAAAGTATCAAATGTACCATACGTTATGACATTGATTTGTTTTGGTGCACTTTTTTCTGTCATCCACTTTTCTACTATTTTTTTCTGCTCTTCGGGATCAACCAAATAACCGGTATCATAATGATTGACTGGTGAATATGCCCAATCCCATTCTTTGATTGGAGTTTTCCAATTAGTTCCATATTTTGTTATTACATATTCCATTTCGTTAACCGGTACAAAGAAGTTGTGATCCAAAAAGGTAATTTCTTTGGTATTGAATGGAGTATATCTATAATCTATTCGCTTATTATTTTTGAATGCGCAGTGATATAAAAACGCATCTTGCTTGTAAAAAAAGAATATATCTGTTTTTATGTTGAATCGCAGCAAACTTATTTCAAATGAATTTTGAGGATATCCGAACGTGTGTTTTATCTCAAACCCGTTTGATTTTATAGCAGCAAGTACTTCTGGAGAAAAATCCGAGAACATTATACCAATATCCGTATCCAAGTCGTGTCCAATAAAATCTTTTTCTCTCACATATCCAAGCAAAGTTCCGTCTTGTAGCCAATACGGAACCTTGAAAGATCTCAGTATTTTATCCAAATCGGATAAATTTTTTAAAGCAATCCATTTGTCAAATCGTTGTTTTGGAAGTGATGGATTTATCGTCAATACATTCACAAAGTTCACATAATAATTTATGTTTTTTCGTTTGATCCAATCATTAAACATATCCATTGCTCTGCTCCTGTATGTGTTGTATGTGGCATCTCTTAATTGTTTATGAACAATGGAGACATTGTCCAGATACCCAACTTTTAACTTGTCTCTATGTTCAAAAAAGAATGCGGCGTGTTCTGCTATTTTGAGTTTATTATCCCAACCAAATTTTTTTATTTTTTCTGTTTTTGCAATAAAAAAATTTAAAATAAGATGGGATTGCTTGTAATCTCCCATATCTTGGTATCCTCGTTCAGTAACGACCGCTTTATTCTTTTCATCTATGGAAAAATATCCATAATACTGAACCGCTATCTTTTTTTCCAATACTTGCCCGCCGAGAACATCAACGTCGTTTCTTTCAATTATTTCATAAAATTTTTCCAAACAAGTTTCTTCGGTAAACTCAAAATCGTCGTCCAACAATACAAAATATTTTGTTTTTACTTTTGACACTCCAAAATTTCTTCCCGCCGACACTCCGGAGTCAAATTCTATATTGTATGTTTCTACATTTGGATAATCAAATTGTAATGGAGGGTTTGAATCATCTACAATAATAATTTGTATGGTTGGGTAAAACTTTCGAATGCTCAATATCAAATTTTCAACACAATTTTTGCGTATAAAAGATTTTACCAACAGTGTCACATTTTCATTAAGCTTTTTGTGATTTTCTATTGCGGCTACATTGGAAAATTTTGTCAAATCCCATTTCACCAGTTTTGCATAATATTCCACATTTCTATTTTCTCTTATGTCGGATTCTCCAACTTCTGCTATTACTATATTTGGAAAAAACGTATAACATTGAGATTTGTATTTTTCTTGCAATGCCGATATAAGGTTATCTACGGGTTTTTGTTTGGTCAATGCCACCTCTATTATTTCATCGTAAATAGAAGAATTGATTGCCCATGCAAATGTACCCAGTGTATTTTTACATTCATAAAATCCGTTATTAGGCGTGATATTTTCCCAATCAAACTGACTTGCGCCTAGATATAATAATTTCCACGGCAAATTTTTTATATCTTGAATTTTATTTTTAAAATCTTCACTAATCGCGACATCGTCTTCAAATATCAATATTTTATTAAATCCATTTACTTTTGCGTCTTTAATTATCTCTATATGACTCAATAAGCAAGCAAGGGCTCCGGTGGATTTTATTGATAGAGGTATTTTTAACTTTTTGTTATTTTCCACAAAACGCACATCTGCGATAGATAGATCTTTTTTATCAATGGCATTGAATCTTCTCACGCATATTCCATGTTTTTTAAATTCGGCAGATACTATTTTCCACCTATCGGATCTGCGTTTTAAGTTCAAACAATATATTTGATCAAAATACAAATTTATATCTATAACTTGGTGCTCTTCAATAATTGTTGGCGTTGCCGTCAATGCTGCCGACGGTGTAGGTGTCGGAGTTGGTCTAGCCACATCATGCCATAAATGTATTCCTTTATGATCCATCTCTTGCACGAAAATATTTTTCGACTTTAAGCGTCTATCAAATTCTATATCCTCTTTTCCCCAACCAAACAAACTTTCATCCATTCCACCAATATTCAAAAATGCATTTTTTTCAAATATAAATGACAAAGCTCCATACAAAGAAATATATTCGGCGGATTCGTCTTCATATGACACATTCAATTTTTCTCCCCGTAATATTCGTGTGCTATCGTCGCTCGTTAATTTTTTTCCTGTTGAGTATGGTTTTATAAAATCTTCTGTCCATTCAACACCAAACACGTTATTAAACTTCATATAAAAATCAACATCATTTACCCAAACATATTTTGTGTTTGCGTGATTTTTTACTGCCCAGTTTATTATACCAGTTTTATGAAACTCTTCACTCTTCGAGACATATAATAAATGTTCAGAGTTAAATTCTTTCAAGTCCAGTGATGTAGCAGATTCTTTAACTTGCTCAACCACCAATACTCTAGCACCTGTTTTTATGATATGAGGCAAAATAAATTTTAAATTATTCAACCTATCAATTCCCAATTTATAAATTGGAACTATAAATGTAACGTCGTTGGCAGAAATCATATATAACAGTTAAAAATTGTATTCGTTATGGGAATGATTCAAATCCACCCGGCGGTGCTGCAAAAACGTAGTCGTAGTAGTCGGTAGGTGTAGGCGTTGGTGTAGGCGTTGGTGTAGGCGTTGGTGTAGGAGTCGATGTAGGCGTCGGCGTAGCAGTTGGCGTTGGTGTGGGAGTCGGCGTAGCAGTTGGTGTCGGTGTCGGTGTTGGGCGAAGTGGTCGTTCTGGGCATGTTGAGTGCGGTGTTGGCGTTGGTGTAGCGGTCGGCGTTGGTGTGGGAGTTGGAGTAGGCGAAGTAAGAGTATTTGTTGGTGTGGGGGTGGGAGTATTTGTGGGCGTGGGTGTTGGAGTATTTGTTGGTGTTGGCGTTGGTGTGTTGCTCGTGCGAATCAATGGACTTTTGTTTGATAACAATGTCCAACCATTTTTATTTCCAATTTTGGTGGTTTTTACATACAAAAAAGAACCAGTGCTGATTTGATTTAATGACAAATCTTCTGACGTTATGGCATATGTGGGTATACCAAATTGTTGAAAATATACATCTTCCCATCCAGAAGCAACAGACCCAGAATAATTTATCTTATAAAGACTACCAGTTTTGTAAAACTGCGATCCTTTAGGACCATCCAATACATTATTTGGGTCTCCATAATATCCTACGGTATTTCTTATAATAATAGACATGTATTGTTATAAGTATCAATTGGTCACAGAATTATGATAAAACACACCCAAGATTATATCATTTGTGCTCGTCTACACCCTCCTCTTTTTTTGGATATCCTCGAATCAATACAGGCAGTGTCTTGTTTATAAATTCACCAACCATGCCAACAAATGCCATACCAACTGCCGTGCCCAGTGTGGCAATAATTATAACAAAAAAGAATTGCCCCCAAATATCCCACGTTCGTATCATATCAAGTATTTCTTGGACCATATAAACAGAACTATACATAAACACAACCATCTGTCAAACATTTATTTTACTATACTGTTTTTTTATCTGTGTCTTCGGATTTCTTTTTATCGGTCGCAGATTTCTTATCTGTTGTTTCTGGATTCCAATTAAATAAAACTGGCGGTGTTTTTTTTCGCCATCCTTGTGTAGCATCTCTTTCAAAATACCATAAAATACATTTCTTTCGCTTTCCTTCTGTTACTTCTCTATTTATGGCTCTTATTGTACCAACAACCAAGTTTAAGCTGCCATATGAAATTGGTTCTCCCATATCACTGTCATATAGTGCATACATTGATTCTCCCAACTCATACCAGTAAAATATATTTTCTTCGTGGTCTATTTTTTTTAAATGAAGCGGCTTCTTTTTCATATATATAAATAGAAAACCGCCGAAGCTTTTAGGCTTCGGCGGTTTTGGTTAATTGAACTATAATTAGTTCTATTTTTAGCTTGCGGAGGCAGCTACGGTGTTTGTAGTTGCGGCAGCATTGGCAGTGACAGGAATCACGGATTTGTTCTTCTTGTCGGTATTAACCTCGGCAACCGAAAAGGTTGTCAGCGGCTCAGAGGCGGAAATAACTCCCGCAGCTTTGGCAGCTTCAAGCAATTCTTTGCTAGGATTTGAGCGAGAGAATACAAGTCTTGGACGACCAATTGCGGGCTTGATTTTACCAATGACCATAACATCCTTGTTTTCAACAGCCTGCTTTACACGAAAGCGAAGTGTGATATTAACCGCGTCTGGATACTTACCTTGAATGTCATCAATTGTAAAGTGGCTTGTGGGCCATTCAATGACGAACGAGTTTTTCTTACTTGTTTTATTGTTATTATTCATATGTTTATTTATTAGTTTTATTTATTTTATTCCAAATTTTAGCTTCCAATGTTATCGTTGAATCCGTCGGAGTATCCATCGCGAAACGCATCGCTGCTGTCCCACTCTAGACTTGCTTTATAAGCAAGACCATTGATGGCGTCGGTTTCTCCCTGTTCATAGCCAGCCACATATTCAGCTTCGTCCTCATCCTCGGAATCCGGAATATCTGCGGCGGCTTGGTTTATGCGTTGATTATAACCATCGTTGTATCCAATGCGATATGAGTTTTCTCGGCTATAATCACGACTGGTACCATATTCACGTCCAACTTCGAGGTCAGACTCACCAGCTTCATAACCTTCACGATATGCAGCCGCATTCCAAGGAGAGGTTGTATCAACCTTGTCGATGGTTGCGGATTTGTTGCCACAAGAGCAATCGTCTTCACATGCACCATCGGTGGGTTCTTGATCAGAATCCCAATCGGTATTGATCTCTTCGGCGTTGCTTGTATAAACAACCTTGTCCAATTCCTTGACAACATCAAGGATTTCGGAAGCAACGGTATATTCGCAAACACGCATCTTGGTGTGACCTTCGTACTTCGGAACACTTACAACATCCTTTGGATTGATCTTGACGATCAACAGACGATTTCCGTTTGCAGAGCGAACCTGACCCTTGACGAAGTGACCATAGCCAACAACATAATCAAGAGCACCAACATGCAGACCCTTGCTGCAATCAATACCATAGTTGTCGTCAACCATATTGCGAGGCATAGAAACAACCGAGCCAACGCTATTCAAGAACTTACCGGAGTAAATATCGGTATAATCACTGCGAACGGCTTTATAGGCCAAGAAGCAGCCGTCTTCGGTGATTGGAAGACCATAGTTCTCAAGGAACCAATAAGTCTCGCTCACAGCACGGGCCGAAGGATTTTGCATAAGGTTTTCAAGGAACTTGACCATATGATCAAACTTGAAACCTTCAGTCATCATTTTGATGATGCGGTCGGTTAGGGTATTATGAACAACAAAACCAGCATAGAAGATTTGACCGTTCTCAATCTTCACACGATTGCCAGTGTATTGAGATACAGCTTTGGCAACATTGACGAGATTTTCAATTTTGTTGAATTCTCCTGCTTTGATGCTGTCAATGATTTTATTATAGTTTGGGTGGTCTGGTGCCACAGTCAAACACTCGTTCTTTAGATAGAGCGTGACGGAGCCGTTGGTCTTGATGACATACGGAATGCTGTTTTGTGTATTACTCATATTATTATTTTTTATTAGTTAATCTATTCAATACTGCTATATTATGTGGATTATTTATTAATGTCAATATATTTTAGCTGTTTTCGTCAATAAAGTTGATGATTTTATATACTGGGGAAGCAACAATAGAGTAGTGATCTCCAATGTCCAGCACACCAAGATACTTTTCAGTCAACATCTTTTTGAACTCAATTGGATCAATGTCCAACTCGGTATGTTTATTTGCTTTGATGTCAAACAGTTCCAAAAACTTGACATTGTTGGAACTATCTTTGAGCAGTTCGCTATAAGATTTTACAAATGTTTGGAACTTTTTGCGAGTGTCGGCATTTGTAATATTGCTCACGATTTGCGGATGGCGAGTAAGCTTATTATAAATATCATTGACTGTTTCAAACTTGGCACGACTTTGAATGCGATACAAATCTTGTTCATACTTGGCTTTGTCGGCATGCACAACCTTCTTTACAATATCAAAAATATTGATCCATTTACCAATCTTGAGCAAGTTTTTGTTCTTTACATTGATACCATAAATCATGGTTTCAGAACCATTGAGCTTGTTGTCTACAAGCAATTTTAATGCTTCAGACATATGAGCTTCAATATTCTTGCCATTGTTCCAAACAGGATCGGCATAAAAGAAATCAACATAATAATATGTACCAGCAGAATCAAATGTAGCGGCTTTTTTACCCCAATAAACATATGCTCCATTATGGTGCTTCTTTGTTGGCTTGATAAACTCACTGATATCTGCATAGAAAATTTCGTCAGTACCAGCGGTCTTTTTTTGACGAGGTGTTGGCGGAGGTTTGGGCAGAGACTCAATATTGGTGACAATATTTTTGTTCCAACCAAAATAATTCATATGCTTATTGAATGTATCATTGTTCTTGGATTCATCGGTGATGATATAGCAAGTGGGAAATACACCAGTAGAATACTTTGTACGCAAGTGATGTCGCAGACGAGCACTTTTGATCGCACGAAGATTTGTATAAAAAATATCCACACCACGGTTTTCAGAATACGTAGTATAATTTGAAGTACGTTTGAAACGACCATTGGCGCTGTCAAGCATATACAGCACAAATTCACCACCAACATTGCTTGTTGGGTCAAATGCTCCAGTTGCTTTATGAACAGTATTGATATTTTCACTGCCATGAGTTATATTCAATCCATTATACTTGATTGGAATATCACCAATGATGTTGCGAATATGGCTATACTGACTGTTATAGCCATTATATTTGGCGTATAGATGCATAGCTTCCCAACGACTCTTGGGAGTTTCAATGCTCTTATATACCATTTCTTTTAGTTCGTCAACGGCGGTTCGTAGTACAGAAATAATAGCCAGTGTGGTGGCATTATTGTCTTCATACTGAAGCTGTTCTTTATTGGGCGCAACTTCCAGTTCGCCAATATCAAAGAAAAAGTCAAAATTGCCATAGTTCAAAGCTTGTTCAAGCTTGTAACCATCATTATTCAGAACACTATGCAAAGCATTACGCAAAGCACTGGCATTGATAGGATAGCAATAGTTGCCCATGAACGCATTGCATCCACGGTTATAATAACCGCCATCATTCTTGCGCATAGACCAACGCTTGCCAGTGTAAATATATTCACGCGGCTTGTATTCAATATTGGCACCAACAACGGTTGGACGATAACGAAACGGTTCATATGCACGAACAATCTTGTCTTGCCACATACCAATGTCACCAATCTTTACACCAAACTTGATTTCTACACCGTTATGTTCATTAGAATCTTGTGTAACAACATGCAGAATGCTGGGAGAACCAGATTCATCAATAAAGCAGTTGTAAACATGCTTCTTACCCTTATAGAAAGAAGTTACATTAAAGTTATCAGTATAATTGAATGGAGTCTTGCTGCCCAGTCCCATGCAACCATCACTGTCATTATCAGCAGTCTTTGTGGACTCAAAATATGTAGTGTAAATAGTGTCAATAGCTTCGGGGCTAAGACCTGTGCCAAAATCACGCAGGCTGAACCAAGGTTCCAGTGTGTTGGGAGCATGAACCTCAAACATCTTGTCGGTGTTCTTCGCCTTGACATGACTGTCCCATGCATTGGCACCAAGTTCACGCGGAATAGCAAGAATGGGCTCGCTATAGAAACCGGACAGAATCTTGAACGCCTTGGCAGACGCCTTGATCTTGAAGCGGCTGGGAGCAGCAATAATGTTGCTGATGACTGGTGAGGATTTTTCTTGTGTGATAATCATGTGTTTTTTATTACTATTCCATTATTATGCCGACATAATATAGAAAGTCAAGATGTTTTGATAAAAAGTATCAACTTTCTTTGGAAAGGAACATTTTATTCAATGTATGTGCAATCTGTACAACGTTCTGTACATCAACGAATTGAGCATCTTTGCCATACATATTACGAAACAAGTTGGAATTTTTATCAGATCGCTTGTTATTCACATTATTACATTCAATAAAATAGCTCAAAATAGACACTCCAATTTCACGAATTTTATTGATTTGTTTCTTTGTATGTTGGGCTGCGACGTTTCCATAATAACCCACACCAAATGCAGGTTCTCCGTCCGATAGATTTACAAAATAACTATCCATTTCATATGTAGAAGCCGGAACGTGTTTTATGATTGCTTGAAATGCCAAGCCTTCTGGTGTTGATCCGTGTGGAAACAACAACGGAAATAGTTGAACAATCTTGTTGAACTTATCTTTGCGTGAGTCATATGCCATCACAATATACGGAGTTTCATTTCCACGGTTCATACAAACTCCACTTCTAAATGAAATGGTCAAAGCTACATTGTTTATCATGCTAACGGCTTTGGCAATTGCAACAAGTGTTGTCATTGTTTTTTCCCACTTTGTTTCCATTGAAGAAGAAGCGTCCACAGTTACATGCAAATGAGCATTCTTATATTTGTCTGTGGTGGTTTGATAAAACAAATTTTCTCCTTGGAATCCAATAGATGCCAACAACCGCTTGTCAATCTTACCTTTTTGTAGGCGAGTAAATTTTGTGGTTTTTACTTCACTGCGAATTTGCAATTTTCGACCAAGCATAGTTCCGAGAATAATTCCCTGCTGCACTCCCCGCGAAGAAGCTGGATTTCCAGTTTCACGGGAAAACTTACTGGTGTAAGGAAATTCCGATGTCATCATAAGTTCACGGGTCATGTTTTTTACCAAGACACAATCAACTTTTGGAACAGTTTCATCTCCCACTTGCACAATATCAACCGAGCTTTGTTCAAGAATTTGAAGTTTCTTGATAGTGTCCTTATCAAAAGGAGATTGTTGAACTTCACGAGAAACAATTTGTTCTTGTTTATCAATGAGTTTATCAACCTTCTTTTTCTGTGATTCGGTCAGATCTTTGGACGGATTTTTATCCGGAGTTTCGTCGGCGTCGTCTTGAATAGGATTTGCAGAAGATGGCGTACCCCCCAATACATCGTCGATATCGTCGTTGGACTCTGACTGCTCTGATTTATCATCAGACGGTTCATCGCCACCGGATTGCTTGTCTTGATTGTTTTGTTCGTCCTGCTTCTTAGGTTTGTCTTTTTCTTCTATAACACTGTTGATAATAATCTCGGTGATTTGATATGCTAGTTCCAAACGATCCTTTGGATTTGATAGTTCAGCACGCAGAATATTGTTCAAATTCAACACCTCACTAATCTTGCGTAATGCAGGAAGTGCGTCCAAATCGGTATTTGCATTTGTAATATTGGTTAGACGAAATTTATAATTTTTTACAGTGGCATTTCTATAAGCATCCGACTTCAATGCTTCACCAATTTCTGGCAAATTAAAATAGCGGTCATATAATGCTTGATAATATCCACGATAACCCGGTGCACTTTCATACGCCCAAGCATCAATATATCTATCCTCAACTACATTGAGAATATATTTTGCCAAATTACCAATATAGTTTTGATCAAAATGACCCTTGGCAGCGGCAGTCAAACTGCGAGGAATTTTTCCCCACATGGTCTTGATCAAATCAAAATCGCTTTTGACAATGTGCATGGCTTCATGCAACGACAATCCAACCGTGGGATCAAATTCACCCTTGGTCAATTCTCCGCCAATGTAAATAACTTTACCATCGGTCATGGAAGTTGAATTCTCGGCAAAACGAACAGGAATGTTCTTGCCGGTAAGAATATACACGAAGTTTCCAATAGCACGGCGATACGCCGACAGTTTTAACAACGCCATTGTAGAACCAGCATCAAACTTTTGAACATTAAAATCGTCGCCAAGCCAAAACTTGGAATGATCTGCCAAAACTTTAGTTTTCATTAGAAAGGGGGTAGACTGCTGTCGTCTTTGTTGTTGTTTGAGTTGAACACTTTGTTCAGTGGGTCGGATTTGACCGGAACATGCTTTTGTACAACTTGTTTGACCATTGTGCGTTCACTGTCCAAACCACCGTCGTCTGGATAGTCTGGGTAAATCACCATTTCAGCCAACTCTACCAAACCAAATCCATCAACGGTGAGTTCAGCCATTTCTACTACAGAACGAGTAGAAACAAAACGACTCAACTTTCCTTGCTTTGTAAACTCACGAGTTGTAGCAGAAATTTGAGCAATCTTGTCCATGAGATTCATATCAGCATCGGGACAAACCACCTTTATCAACTTCAGTTCTTCTTCGGAAGAAAGAATATCAACTTCAATCTTAACCGTGAAACGATCAGTCAAAGCTTTGTCCATGACTCGTGTGGCGGTATAATCATTGCCAATATTTGCCGTAGCAACAAATGATACACCATCAGCAACTTTTACAATCTCACTGCCAATCTTTTCATCCAAACGCAAATAACGCTGAATATAATCAAGTGGCGTCAACAAAATATTCCAAGCATCTGGATGAGCACGAGATAGTTCATCGAGGTGAATAATGCTGTTTGGTGTACGCAATGCTTTTACAAATGGAGATTCATCAAATAATGTGCCTGTTTCTTTGTTAAAATGTGTATTGCCAATGAGTGTAGCACGGGGGTCTTGAGTAGCACCCATATTGAGATAAAAATAGTTCTCACGACGCTTGAGAGCATCAACCAAGCATTGAACTGCCAATGTTTTGCCTTGACCAGCAGGTCCAAGCAACAGAATATTTTTGCCACGCAAAGCACTGCGTACAAGATACTTCCATTTCAGTTCGCCCATAAACAGCTTATCGGGCTTGAGCGAATAGCAAGTATCAATGATGTCTTTGACTTCGTTGGATGAATATTTCTTTGTTTTACTCATGTACATAACTATGCCTTCTTTTTATAGAAAGTCAAGTACCATATCATAAAAAACCCCACTTTTTATATAGTGGGGATTTTATAGTGTGAATATATCACCATTTTCTACAGCTCCAAAATCTTGCTTTTGTTCTTGGACCTGGATTTTCGCAATGATGTCTTGCTCTGAAACTCTTACGACGTTTTGGATTGCTCTTTTTGATACGCATGTTTGGATCACCAAAATTGACTTTCTTTACATTACCTGTCGTTGGGTTCTTAACAAACACTTTAAACTTTTTTACATCGCCACGCATTGGCTTACCAAGTTTTACTTTGCGACCACGATATTCTGCTTCTTCTAATGTAGCATCAGCATTCATATCACCATACATTTCATAAAACTCATCACCTTCACATGTATGTTCATCACCTTCCGGAATCATATCCCATTTGGTTGATTCATATATTTCTTCAATATCTTCTTCTTCATTTACAGGCACACAATTTGGAACTTCTTTACCACCCTTGTTCTTTGTGCCATATGCTTTATAGCCTTTCCAACATGGATTTTCCATTTTAACTTCTTCTATAGCTTCAATAATTAATTGTTTTAGCTCAGATTTTTTCACAAATTATTTCTTCTTTTCTTTGAGAGCAGGATTTCTAGTTTGTATTGATTCAATCAACTCCAAGTGTTGGGCGTCCGGATGTTTCACCCGATTGAGAATATTCTTGTTTAGCTTGTTTCATAGCTGTTATTGCCCAACTCTTTGGAATATTTAACTTCTTTACAATGTCCTCAAGATTTTTTAAATATTGCTTTGCTTCTGGGTATTTATCAACTATTGCCTCCGCTGCTTGTTTGGCGGCGGCTTCAAATTCAGTCCGTTCTTGAGAATTCAATGGAACTTCTGGGATATATTTAAATCGAGGAGTTCTCCAGTTTCCGCCGGGAATTTGTATCTTCCGTGGAGGCTGATATGCCATTTCCTGTACAACTTCTTTGATTAGTGATTTTAGCTCAGATTTTTTCATAAATTATTTCTTCTTTTCTTTGAGAGCAGGAGTGTCTTTTAGTTTTGTGGTAAGCTTGTCTGAACTTTCCATATCTTTGTCAGTTTTTAAGTGAGATGTTTTCGCATCAGCTTTGTTCTTTAAGATACGGTCAATAATCTTTTCAATCTTATCTACCATTTCTCCACCCATTGATGCAGATACATCTTTGTTGATTGGACTATTTTCTTTGTCTGCTTTAACATCTGCTTTTTCAGTATTGTCATCTGCAATATCAATCTGCAATTCTTCATCAGCATCATCCATAGTATCATTTTCTTTTTTCTCATCAACCTTGGCTGGTTTCTTTCCAAATCCTTTTAGACTTTTGTCATATGCTTTTTGAACATATGTCTTTTCAGAATCACCTGCATGTTTCTTTACAAGTTCCATAGCAGCTTCAAGTGAAACACCACGAGCAATCTTGCGTTCAGATTCATTGGTAACTGATACAACATCATAGTTGTCTTCTGCGTTCTTGCTCAACTCAACCTTTTGATTGTCATCACTTCCAGCAGTTTTGCCAGTTCCAATGATGTTGCCAGCATTATTTTTACCCATTGCTTTGCCCAAGGCATCAGAACCTTTTTTGTCGGCATTATCTACGTGTACTTGTACACCAAATTGATTGTTGGCAATTTCTTGTAATACTAATTTTTTAATGGCTTTTTTGATAAGGTCTCTGTTGTTCATAGTGTATATATGCGTTTAGTATATAAATAGTTGGGTGCACAAAAAAACCGCCAATAACATGGCGGTTTGTGTTGTTTTTATAATATTTAGGCCTCACAACTCTTACAATCAAGGATACTTCGTCCAAGTTCTTGGGCTGGATTTGTGCCACGCTGATAATACAGGCACTTTACACCCTGTTCCCATGCGAATATAATCAATTGATTAACATCTTTGACCGAAGTCTTGGGATGTATCTGTAAGTTTATACTTTGCCCCTGATCAATAAACTTTTGACGAGCAGCAGCCTGAATTATAATTTCCTTCTGACTTATTTCGCCAAATGTCTTGAACACTTCTTTTTCATGATCGCTCAAGAATTCAAGGTGCTGTACAGAACCACCCTTGTGCAGAATACTCTTCCATACTTCTTGAGTATTCTTGCTATGCTTTTCCAATACATTTTCAAGATATGGATTGCGATAAGTGAACTTACCTTTAGCCAAATCTTTTGTATAATAATTACTGTTTAGCGGTTCAACGGAAGGAGATACTTGACCAAGAATAAATGAACTGCTTGTGGTTGGTGCGATTGCCATTGTAGTGACGTTTCTCAAACCATAACCCTTGAGCAATGCTGGTTCGCCATATTCCTTTGCCATTTCTTTGCTTGCAGCAATACTCTTGTCGCGAATAACGCGATGTATCTGTGTGTTGAGCAGTTTGGCTTCTAAACTTTCAAACGCAATCATCTTGCTTTGTAGATAAGAATGCCAGCCCAATACACCAATGCCAAGTGCTCTTTGATTTTTGGCAAAGTTGTGAGCAGCCTTGAGAAACGGAATATTTTCAGTTGCATTGATATAATCTTCCATCACAGCATCAAGGAAATATGTTAATGTTTCAACGGCATCGGTTGTTTTCCAATCATCATAATGAAGCAAGTTCATGGATGATAAATTGCAAACAAATGTTTCGTCGGCTGACGAACTCAAACAAATTTCGCTACAAAGATTAGAAGCATAAATCTTTATCTTTTTATCCTTGTATACTTGAGGAGCACCATCATTCACATTGTCGCTGAAAAAGATATATGGATAACCACTTTCAAAACGCTTCTTGAGCACTTTTGCCCAAATTGATCGAGCGTCTTTGTCTCCATCAATCATCTTCTTCATGAACTTGTTGTTGACACAAACACCAATGCTCAAGTCTTGAATAGCATGACCTTCTTCACGAATACCAAGAAATTCCAGAATATCTGGATGATCTATTGGCAAATATGCAGCAAATGAACCTCTACGAACATTTGATTGTGAAACAACTCTGGTCACGCTATCAAACATTTCCATGAAATGAACGGGACCAGAACTGGACCCACCAACGCTGATTGGTGTGCCTCTGGCTCTTAGTTCTCCAAAATAACCAGACGTTCCAGCACCATACTTTGTAAGCATACCCACTTCGGCAGTCTTTTCCAGAATAGAATTCATTGTGTCAGACACATACGACCCATTGCAAGAAATAGACAATCCTCGTCCATTGCCAAAATTTGCCCATACCGGGGATGATAAGCTATACCATCCCTTGTGCATATAAGACTCAAATTTTTCAGCAAATCCTTTTTTCTTTAGAATTTTTTCAGCAGCCTTTGATATTTCATGAATTCGTTCCTCTGGGGTTTGACCCTTGGGTAGATATCCTCTTTCAAGAAATGTTACGCTGTCTTTGTTTAACCAATAAATGTCTTTGCTCATATATATTAAAATAGATCGTCGAATGTGATAGACTGTGTTTTCTTAGAGTACTCTACAGGACGCTTGTGAAAGAAATCAGTCATAGTGTTACCCATTACATCTTCATCCATCCACATAGTCAAATCAATAATTTCTTGAGACACATTAAAAATCTTTTTGAATCCAATCATTTCCAATGAATCATTTAATCTTTTTTGTACATATCCTTTGAGAATATCTGCACTGATTCTTGAATCTTTATAGTCGCCAATCATCCAATCAATAATTTTGGATTCGGCGTCGTATGATTCTTTGGCTTCGTGTATAATGCGTTCTTCCAGTTCAGCATCAAACAACTCTGGTAGTTCTTGTCGAATTGTATTTACGATCTTAACGCCAGCAAGACCATGTAGTGTTTCTTCTTTGGCAGTGTATGCAACTTGTTGTGCAGTGTCTTTGAGCAGACCCTTATAACGATTGAACCAATTGATGATATAAAACTGACTAAATAATGACACGTTCTCTACATACAATGTGAATAGAATAAGAGAGTATACAAACTGCTTTTTATCATTTTCATAGTTCTTGTCCAGATACTTGCGTAGATATTTTATTCTACCTTGAATAATATCCAACTTTAGATTTTCTTCAAATATATCCTGCAATTGTAGCACATCCAACAGTTTTTCATATGCATTGTTATGAATAACTTCAATGTTTCCCATAGTAATACCCAAATCAGATAATGCTGGATGTGGAAGTGTATCACCCAACTTTGTCCAAAACTTCTTTACAGAAATTTCAATTTGACCAATTGCACTCAAAGTATTCTTGATGATGAGTTGTTCTTTAACAGTCATCTCAGTCTTGTATTGTTGCAAGTCAGATGTAAATGTGAACTCGTTTGGAGTCCAGTGTCCTGCCCACATAGCGTCTATATATTCTTGTGCCCAAGGATAGCGATTCGGTTTGCGTGCAATTTGTTCGTCGAAAATAGTCATAAAAGTTCCTTCCTGTTAGGGTGTTTGTGTGGTGAATAAATACTTCTTATAAAAAATAAATTTGTAAAAAAAATTTTAGAATATTTTCTTACAAATTGGTGTTTTCACCATTTTGCTTTTGGCGACCACTGTTCCATTTATTTTTCAACATGTTCTTCACACTATTATCATCACCTTCCATAGTAGATTGAATTGCCATAGATTCTTTGGACTTGGCGTCATACAAATCAATTTGACCAGTGCTGGTGTTCATATTGGCATACAAAGTGATGCCGTCTGGTCCAAATCTATTTTTAATAACATGACAACGAGCAGTATTATTTGCTTTATCTGTTGTATTGCGAGCAACACTCAACACAAAGTCGGCAGTCATGATTTTACGATATGAATCAGCAATGTTATGAGCTTGAACAACATCTTCTTGACCACCGCCGCGATTGGTTTGTGAAGCAGTCCATACTGGAACCTGTAATTCACCAGCAGCCTGACGCAGTTCTTCGTATATACCACCAGCCTCGCTATAACTGTTGCTATTGGTTTCTTTTTCAAGTGGACGCAAAATATCTGCATAATCAACTACCATTTCATCAATGTGAATTCCTTCCAATGCTTGAATGCGTTCAATATGAAACTTCAGTGATTGAGCACTTACTGTCTTCAACGGAAAATACTTTACAAAAAGTTTTCCTTTGATGTCTTTGATTTTTTCTTCAACGTCGGATTGACGATGTTTAATTTCTTGAAACTCAATTCCTGTAAAACAACAATCATAACGAAGACCAACATAGTTTTCATTCAGTTCAAGTGTAAAGTGAGCAATATTCTTTCCTGATTTCATTGCTCTGGCACCAAGGCTACACAACAGCCACGATTTTCCAATACCCGCTGGAGCCACAATGATACCAAGTTCGCCAGGCCCAAGACCGCCATCCATGAGGCTGTCAATGACTTCCCAACCCGTTGAGATAGTCTTGCGGCACATTTCACTCATACGACCAGCAACTTCCTTGTGATAGTTGTGACCAAGATTGCGTTCCATACCAGCCTTCATTGCCTTGTCAACCAACCCCTTGATTTTATCATATTCACCAGTCTTTAGATGATCAACTGACTCAATAATGGCACTCTTCAACTTCTGATTCTTACAGAATTCAAGAAATTGTTCGCGCACAAACTGCAAATCTTTTTCACTGATTTTTGTGTAAACTTGTGTTAGTTGCTGTACCACAGATGATTTGAATGCATCATTTTCAATAGTGTCAATACGAACCTTAAATACCTGCGGTGTTGGCAAGTCTTTGTATTGAATATGATATTGAATAATTTCTTTGAGAATCCATTGATGTGCTTCATTTTCAAAAGCATCCACATCAATAATGTCGCATATTCTTTCAAGAAATACTTTGTCAGTCAAAATACTTGCCACAATTTTTACTTGGAATTCCAAGCCAAATTTATGTAGATTGTCGATGATTACTGGTGCCATAATAGTTATTTGTTAATACGATATTTCGTATTTGTTATTTAGTCAATTGTTAATTAGAATGTAAAATTAAGAAGTGGCCAATACCGATAAAGGATAGAACACTTCTTGCAACCACACGTGAAAATTTGGTATACTTGTATGCATACCATATGTGGTTAGTTTCTGAATGAAACGAAACTTGTTGAAATCATATATGCGTTGTACCGATTCGTCAATCTTCATTTGCAAAGATGGTGCAAAATTCGGTTCTTTCAGTTGCATGAGCATATAATTACGTTGTACAATTTCTGAATTTTCAACAACTGTGGCATATACTTTGGACTCATTGATACAATCTTTGGCTCGAAGTAGAATATTTTCTACCGAAGTTTCGGTTGATTCAACAAGCATAGGAAATCTTTTGATGGCAGTTTTTAGTCCAATGCCGCTTACACCATCAATATTATCAGAAGAATCTCCTTCTAATATACGATAATAAATAAAATTGCTGGGATGAATACCATATTCATTGATTACATCCTGTACTCCATAAATCTTTTTCTTGATTGGACTCCAGATTTGGACACGATCATTTACCAGTTGTAGAAAATCTTTATCAGCACTCATGATAGTAATTCTACTATCTTTATACATCTGTGTAGCAATATATCCAATTGTGTCATCTGCTTCAATATAATCAATTGAAACAATACTCACAGGCAGTTCTTGAAGAAATGATACAAGTTTGCCCATTTGTTCTACAACTGATTTTTGTTCGGTATTTCCATCGCTCATATCTTCATATGCACGATTAAGTCGTTTCATGACCTTTCTACCATCTTTATATTGTGGATATAACTTTCTACGACGTTCGCTGCCACCTTTGCCGTCAAATACAACAATGACTCTGGTTGGACGCAATAGTTTGATAGCATAACCCAAACTACTCAAAAACCCAGACACGCCACCAACATGCTCACCATTATCACTCAAGGTTGGCACTACGGTCCAACAACGAATAAAATTGTTGGTGCCATCAACTACTAGAATATCACTATTCTTTTCTTTCTTTGTGTTTACAGGCAATGAAGCATGTTCAGATTTTATCTGAGAGAATATTGATGTGAATTTCTTTTTTGTAGTGTCTTGCATTTACGTTGTTTGTGCCATTATAGCGTTGAAAAATCTTTGCATATTGTGTCGATATGATAATCTACCAACTTCTTTGATACCGCTGTCATCTACTTTATAGAATGTTGATCCCACCAGTTCATTGCCCACAAATCGTATTTCACAAAGCATAACAGTGCGAAATGCGCTATTATGATGTTTGGTGAAACGAACAAGTTGATCATCATATGCAAGATATGATTTATTTGTTGTCAAATATACATCATCTCCATACTCAGTTTTATGAATTTCAATCTTCTTTTCTTTGCACCATTTCTGAAATTCTTCTGGTTCAGCGGGTGTAAAGTTTGATGTAATATATCTATTTTTTGTAGCCATAATATTTTATTTGAGAACCGTGCAGAGGTATTTCACTCTGCACGATCAGTTTCTTCAATCTTCCATTCCTTCTGCTTCCGAATCATACGAAATGTCATCTGCCATTTCACTATTCGGTGCCTTGTATTTCATTACGAATTGCTCGCAAATCTTAGAATACAAGTATTCTTTACATTCAGGGCGATCAACAAGCAACTTTGGCAAGTCTCTCTTTTCAAACACAACGGTTTCTGGTTCTTTACCAGCAACCTCCATGATGAATTGAAGATTCTTTGCTTTCTTGTCTTCTTCTTTTTCTTCTTCCAACTGCTTCTTGGTTTTTTTCTCACCCGCAACTTTCACTTTTTTTGCGTTGGTAACAACATCCCATTCAATTAGTTTTTCCAACCAATTTCCATAGTTGTCAATACCACGGTCGAAATAGATATCAAACTCAACAGAACGCATTGGCGGTCCCATGCGGTTTTTGATAACCGTACATTTGGTTTTGATACCAATTGCTTGCTTGTCGTTGTTTTTGATTTGACCGACACTCTTTAGACGCAAACGCAACGAGGCGTGGAAAGCAAGAGCCTTGCCACCACTGGTTGTGTATGGATCGCCCAATCCAACAAAGCCAACCTTTTGGCGAAGTTGATTTGTAAAAGCCAAACAAATACGCTGTTTGGCAATCAGCCCTGTGATCTTTCTCATTGCCTTGCTGATTGCGATAGCTTTGCCAGTGGCATAACCATCAGCACCGTGATCGCTTGCCATTTCCTTTTTGGTGGAAGCCGCAGCAACCGAGTCAACGAGAATTGTAACAAGACGATTCTTGCTGCTCTTGCGAACATAGCCGATGATTTCTTCGATTTTATCAAAGATATCTTCGACGGTATCAACATTGATATACAACATTTTTGGTACATCAACTCCAATAGCAGTTAAGAATTCAGTTGAAACGGATGTTTCTGTGTCAATGAAAACTGCCATACCTCCCTTGCGTTGTGTTTCCGCAAGCAAGTGAGCACCCATCAAACTCTTTCCGGATGCTTCAAGTCCAGTTAGTTCAGTAATTCGACCAACAGGCAAACCCGCGTTTGGACGATTGGCAATAGCCAAATCAACCAAACTATTTCCGCTAGAAACCCAATCGACTATTTGAGAAGGATCATCTTCTGCGTCAAGAAAGAAAGCAACTTTACCGTCACTGTTCTTGTTGATGGACTCGGCCAATGCTTCTGCCAGTTCATCTCGACCGGAGGTAATTTCTACTTCTACGGACTTTTTCTTTTTTTCTTTTTCCATAATAATTATTTTTGAAAGTTAAAAAGGGTGTACCATTGTGTACAGCAGTACACCCTTTTATAATTTAGTTTATTGAATGTTCAACGCTTATTAGGCGTTGTTGAACAAATCATTAAACTCGTCGGCAATTGCCTTTGTGTTGGCAGGAGCCTTGACAGAAGCCTTGGCGGTTGCGCTCACAACCGGCTTTGCAGCAGGTTCTTCCGAGGCAGTGTCGGTTGTTTCTGGAGCAACATCACCGTCTGGATTTGCTTCTGAAGCATTGAGCCAAGTATCCATAACAGATGCCAGTTCATCATAAGTCAATTCAGGGAACAAGTCCGTGACGTTCTTCTGATTCTTGACCTTTTCCTTCACTGCACCATCATTCACATCAAACGCAACAGTTGCGTTTGGCTTGACGCGAATTGTGGTTTCTGGAAATGACTTTCCGGTTTCTTCTGCGGTTTTGAATTCCACAGTAATATCACGACCAGATTTGAGGTCTGTAATATCACCATAGTCTGGGTCAGCAATAATAGCAAGAATTTCTTGATATACTTGCTTGCCCATGCCCCAGAATTTCACGCCTTCAGATTCTTGACCGCGAACAAGAATAGGAACATATGTACGAAGTTTTGGTTCAAGAGCACGACCCTGTTTCCATTCCTCTTTGCTGCCAGTCTTCTTGAGCTTGCTGGCAAACTCAACAATTGGATCTGGACGACCAAACGAAGATGGAGACAAATATGTCTTACCATTCATATTGTAATGAAAAAGCAGTTCAATGAACGGATTTTCAGGATTGTGTGAATAAGGAACAATACGGATCGTTTGTTTACCTTGCGGTTTCCACAATGAAGTGGATTTTGTTGTGTTGCTCTTGAGAGAATCAAGACGCGATTTAATTTTTGATAGGTCCAATGCCATAATTTTTTATTTGTTAATGTTTAATCTTGTTTGACCAATTTGAAGTGCATCAACTAGGTCAAGGTTGATACAATGCATCAATAAATGACAATGGTCAATCTATAATAAGCAATATGCTCATTTTTTAATCGTTAATTAGTCATTTGTTAATTCAAATATAAGTATAAATATAGAGGCTAAATGCCTCAAAAATTTAGTAATTATATTTTAACAATTTTGACTAATTTTGTTGGCGTGATTTTGACTTTTCCGTCACGCGATGTGATAAAACAGCTACGATAATTGTTCCAAGATATTTGATGTGAAGATGACATTACTCCATTATTCTCCAATTTAATCAACTCGTTGAGAGCATTTATGCTATAAATAATGTTATATTCTTTTTTACGATGCACACTCATGGTGTGTGGATAAAACTCACTGCCATTCTTTATTACATTATAAGTCAAAAATATATCATCAATATTGTCTCCACTTTGTAATACATACACTTTGCTGTCTACGATTTGATAATAGCTGCTTAATGCAGTTATTTCATTTTCGTAAGTTTGATATTTTGCAAACGTACACAACAGCTGTGCATTATATTCTGGCATATATCATATCTCGTTCTTGTCCGCAAGAAGTTTTAATTCGTCACGTTCGACACTCTTGACTGGCACAACTTCACCGGACAATGCAACCACTGCCGCTGTGTTTCCGGCTAAATCACGCCATTCACCATATGGTGTTTTTGTCCAACCTTTGCTGTTGGCGAACTTTATTGAAAGTGCTACATAATTTGGAGCAGGCGCTGACACTGGTGCTGGTGCTGGTGCTGGCGATGCGGGTGTGGCTTTGGTAGGTTTGGTTGGCGTCGGTTGTGATGCATCCGCTGGTCGGGGATCTTCTGTGTCGGTTGGTTCCGGTTTATCGGTTGTTTGTTCTGGTTCCGGACCAGTGTCGTTAACTTCGTCATCTGTGACAGCACTGTAAAGTGGATTACCTTCGTCGTCACGGGGAACATCGTTGGATGATTTCTTGGTATCGGGTGCGAGTGCGGCTTTTTTTTGCACTGGTTGCACAGGTTGCACAGGTTGCACAGGTTCTGTCGAAGTTACAGCTTGTTGCGTCTGTCTCTTTTGTTTGCCTCGTTTTTTGTAATACAAATTCATTCCGCCTTTGCCGTGAGTTGGATCGGACCCATGGTGAGTACCTTTCTTGATTGCACGTTGCTTATACTCAGCCGATGGAAATGTTACAAGCCAACCATCTTTATTGTATGCTTGACGGTCTGGGTATTTTCCTTCATCGACAAATCCATCCACAAATTCGTTTACAATAGATTCATCTTCACAAGCATCATACATTGCTTCTGCCACCACTTGTATGTGTTCTATGTTTTTTAGATTCACCATACCGTCTTGTATTCTGCTGTCCAAGGCTGCTTCGGTTATAATACCGGAAATAAATTTATTGATATTATTCATATTTAATTTTCGCCGGTATCGTCGGCTTTTACATTTTTTTCTTCACCGGGTAAAATAAAGTTTATTTTGTTGATACTAAGACTAAGAAAAGTGAATTTACTGTCAGAAGAAACAAACTTGGCGGAATTTCCACTTCGCTTGTCGATTACTATCAGTCCACTGTATTTGTTTTTTATCAATTTGCCGAGTTCACTTGATATTTTTGAAGCCGTGTATTTATTTTTAAAATAAAGTAGATTTTTTGTTTCTCCGACATAATCGGTTTCTGTCATTTCCGACTTTTTGGAAGTCACATTCAATTGGATATTATTTTTTTGAGGATCGTTGGTAAGCGATTGTAATTCTTTTTTTGCTTGAACTGGATCTACCGAAAATTCTTCTTTCTCTCCACCAATTGTAATATTTATTTTTGCCGTGGCTGTTTGTGAATTGTCCAAAGAATCGTCGCCGTTCGCCGTTGCATTCAAACTACTTTCTTTGGATTGTAATTTTTGCCATATTGCCGTAAATGCATTGAATAAATTTGTTGGCATTTCGGTAGTTCTCAGTAATCTTACAAAATTTTTCAGAGTAGATTCCATCCTTGTTTTATCTCCGGGTATGTCTCCTGTATAATAACGAAACACATGAACCAGAAAATTTCCCAAGTTCTTGTCTTTGTTGAAATCGTAATCATATTGTTCGGAATTTTTATTCCCACTTTTACGAATTTCGGTGGCAAGTTCGTCGATGGCCAATCTAAATTCTGTATTATAATACCCTTTTAAGGTTGGTGCACTAATATTAATGACCGGTGTTTTGTTTTTTCCGGTCAATTCCTTCATTTCAATATCTCGGTCCACACTTCCGAAAAGCAAGTCCACTTCGCGATTTCCTCCGGATTTATATCCTTCCATTAAAAATACAAACACCAATTCGCCTCTGCCCAATCCTTTGCGCTCTCTTCCCTCAACTGCATCTATTATAGATGCATATCTTCTATTGTTATAAACTTCAATAGCTTCTTCCATAGAACACGAATCATACATATCCAAGAATTCTCTGGCAGCTTCATTCGGAATTGATGCGGCAATCGCACTTCTCATCCATTTTGCAGAAGTAGTTCCGGTGCGTTTTTCAGAAGCAAAATGTTTGTATCTTTCTGTATCCGTTTTAAATTTTGATCCATTTTTTACATCAGTTTTTTTGGTTGCACCCATCACCGTTGGCTGCGTAGTTTTCTTTTCTTTTGGAGTTGCAATTCCTTTTTCTGACAATATCTCATTTAGTACTATCATGTTTTCTGGTGTATCATGTCCAGACACCAATCCATCGTGTGAACGCATTGCCCATTCATTCAAAATGTCGTTTATGATCTTGTTTTTGTCCATGGTATATAAATATTCATATATACCACAAAACCGTCTATGATATATACAACTATATTATAAATATCAAGCAAGATCAATATGCTTCATATCTTTGTAATTTTTACCAATATATACTTTGACCGGAAACTTGTCGCGTTCCATGATACTTTTTAACCTTTTTATAGTATCCATCTTGTCATCTTTGTGCATATCAAACAATATGCTGTCATATGTATATAGCACAGTCTTACTTTTCTTGTTTTTTAGATATTCTAATAGATCACCTAAAACATCCACTGCCATTTCAGTTTCAAATGCTTGTAATATATAATTAAACAATTTGCTTGGATTGGCTTGTGGAATATGACAAGTCTTGATTTTTCTTTTATATTTGGGAGTTTCAATATATCCATTCTCATTATAGAACTTCCATCTATGGTCAATATACTCTTGAATCTTGGCAAAATAGGGTATGTGTAGCCATTTCTTATCAAACCCTCCATAAATCTGTGGAAAGGTATATGCTTTGGCTACTGCAATATCTTCTTCATTTGCCGCTTTCTTATTAAAATAATACTTGGATAAATAAGCATATGGATTTTCATTCTTTTCCATATGAAAGTTTACCAAATGAGCAATAAGACGAGGATGAAAAGCATTATAATCCATCATAACAAGCATACCATCATTGCCATGTCTGCTCACAAAACATGTTCTGCTATTGTCGCTTTTATTTAAAGCTGCATAATTTACACTTGCAAAACGATTGCTTGGTCTGCCTGTTGAAGTCAATAAGTTATATTGTGTATATACCAGATTATTTTTAACATGCTTGGTTTGTTCATTACCAAATTCTTCAGTAAAATCTTCATTCACACACATACCATTGGCTTCAAGTTCTGCAAAGCAGTTTGTGGTTGTATTGTTTACAAACTTGAATCCATCTTCTTTTATAATACTTGTGTCTAGTTCATCAATACCTTTTATTTTTTCCATGAACGAGCGAGCATGCTTTAACAATGGCACGCACATGTTTACATCTGGTACATTTCTAAAATTATTTTCAACAAACTTGTGAGCATTGGTATTATAGTCGGCATCATCAATTTTACCTTCGCTCAAATACTTTATCAAATTAACATCCACAAAATCATAATCTTTGCCCATCAATTGCACTATATTCTTTTTGTCTATAACAAACTTATTGCGAATACTGATTTTCAATGCTTCTTTGATTTTATACAAAGATTCTGGTGGCGTCGAACCTTCATTGTGTTTGATTGGCACGCACCAATACGATTTTGATACCAAAAAGTAAAAGAACAAAACACTAACTTCATTGTTTGCAATATGCTTTTCTGCGTCCATACACACTGCATCTATCACCATAATATCTGATGTGATATGAGACAACAACAAGTTTAAGTCAAAATCTGTTTCTACAATTTGCACATATTCAATCTGAATGAAATTTGTGCTTTTGTCAACCAGATATCAACGACCCTGCCAATATTCCAAAAGGTTTGGCAATACTTTTTTTAAGTCAATGCCATTTTCTTTTTGTACTCTTTCTATTTCAAAACGATTTTGCGATTCAACTCCACTGTTGGACATAATACCGTCATTATATAAATCATTGCGTGGACCGGATATTTTCCAAGCAATCACCACAA